GTCATCTCCCTTTAATGCACGCTCAGCAAACTCGCTTAGATAATATTGATCTCCGCCCTCAGATATATGCTGTAGAGCATCTCGCAATCTCTTGTTCTCTGCGAGTGAGAAATCCTTGCCCTTATTGTACCCGTAAAGATATGAAATTGTTAAGTCATCTTCAGGTTCTTCAGTCTCTTTATTTACCATGCTAGCTGGTCCTCTAAGATATTTATCGTGGCTCATCATTAATCTCCTTATATAAATCGGAAGACCAATTTCTCCCGATTCATTATATCATTTATTAGCCGTTAGCATATTCAATAGCTTTTTCAAGAGCTTTAGTTTTAAGCCTTTGATTTCCGCCGAACCATGAAGACTGTAGACGATTTTCAGCACTACGACCTTGTTCATGATCAGTGAAGTAAGTCACGGCATTGAATGCCTGCCACCAAGAACCTTCGGCATACTGAGCACCAGGCTGAGTTTCAGTTAATTCAACTAATTGCTTAGCATTACGAGATAGAGTTTCTTTTGTAAGAGCCTTGGACTTAATAATAGTAGGATAGATTTCATTATAGAAGTGAATCAAATCTTCCATATTATAACGTACTGAACCAAGAAATTTAGCCATTTCTTTGTATTCAATCATTTTTTCTCCGGCAATACCAAGATCAATCTTTACTTGTTCTGGATCAAATTCTGTACGATGACCATACTTAGCTTGGTTTTTAGATTCCATACCTAATGAAAGAGTAAGAGTATTTTGACATACAACACGAATAGGCGTAAATCTTACGTCAACGCTTTTACCATACTGATGTGGGTTAGAGAAGAGAAGATATGAATCGACTTGATCACCATCAAATAATTCAAATGAATCTTGAACTTTAGCTAGTGCCCATACAGTTTTTCCACCTTTGAGTGAACCGGCTGTTTCCATAGTCATTTTGCCTTCGTCGACATAATCAGAGAAGAAATCGAAAGCTTGTTCGTTCTGAACAGGTTTCCAATCAGGTCCTACGTTAGTAAGAACTTTATGATCGCTTGATCTAATTAAAGACTTTGTGCCAGTAGAGATTTTTTCACCTTCAAATTCGGCGAATGATTCAACTTCGTGAACCGTCCAGTCTGTACCAGACGCTACCATCATTTCTTTAGAGGTAAGATCGTTTGAGACAGGTTGACCTAGGCCGTGCCAAGGTTTTGCAGCTTCATTGTAAGCCATTGTTTCCATTTCGTGCATAATATAATTTCCTTATTCGTTTCAATTTGTTATTGTATATACTATTATATACTAAATCATTCAATTTGTAAATAGTTTTATTCTAATTAAATCATTTATCTGTAATCAATATAGGCTACAAGTACGGTAGCACATGCGATAGGAATAGAAGATCTATTCATCCATTTTATTTGGTGATCAGAAATACCTTCATATTTATTACGATAATATTCCTTCGTAGCTTCGAACCTTGAAGTTCCATTAGTACGACCACGAAGTCTTACATGAAACGATTTATTATTGCCATCATCTGGTTTTTTAACCATATAATTCATGGCTTTAATAGTAGCCTTTTGACGTTCAAGTTCTAGCATATCGCCAGCACAATCAGTAAAATATCTACCGATTGTCATTGCGCCATAATAAGTTTCAGTCATTCTTGATATAGACATATTCTATACTCCTTCATTTGTTAAACATTTTACTCTAGGATCAACATAACCCTTATTGCGTAATACTTGAAATGGGGTTACGTTGTTACGTATAGCGAAAAAATATTCTTCGCACGTAAAGTTTTTAATAAGAAAGTTTTTGAAATCACACATTCCACCACGTTTAAACCGTGCAACGAATGCAGGCTTAAGTTTTCCTACCCATGATGAATGACAATCAGGACGAACATCAGTCATTAACTGTGCTCCATCAAAATTGCCTTTATACATCAGGTAAGATCCGTCATATGTGAAGTCGTTTTGTGAAAATTTAGTCATAGTATATAGTCCTTTTGTTGTTTTGATAGGTCTATTATATCATACTTTGCTGCGAATGTAAACACTTAATTTCATTCCAAGTGCATTTTATTTCCAACTGTAACATAAATGTAACAGTATTAGGCGAACATGTCTTCGAAGTTAATACTTTCTTCAGCGGTCCAGTTAACCGCGGCAAGGATAGGTTCTAAGGGTTTATTAAACACCTTATCAAATTGAGTTTCATAATCTATATTATTGTCTAAGTTAAATTCTGGTGGTAGGTAATCTTTAAAGGCTATTACATTTTCACGTAGAACATTAGGAAGTTTAAGGTACACGAATTTTACCTTATCACCACCTTGTATCAGCTCATATTTCTTAGTCAGGCCAAGATCTTTAACCATTTTGTTATAGAGTAAAGAACCACGGCAATGAATCGGTGTACCCTTTTTGTATATGGTTTTACGATCGGCGTACTTCTTTATCTCAGTGATACCACGTGGAAACGCTAACTCTTCAGGTCTTAGCTTCTTAAACTCAGATTTAGCTTCGGCGATAAACTTTTGAGTGTCAGACTGAGAACCAGATATAATAATCTTGAACGATTCTTTGAGCTTTTCACGAATAGCATGCGGCGTACTCGATTGAATGGCTTGGATGCCCATGATCTTGAGCTTCGGCTCTTTGTATTGTACACCTTCGGAATTATGCACATTGAGAATATACCGTTTCTTGGCGGTCCAAATGCCTTTGTCAGCAAGGACTTCACGACCCATCCACATGCGGTTTTCGTATGCGTTGGTATTTGTTTTAAGTTTATCATATTCTTTTGCTATAACCTTTTCAAAGTGTTCGGAACAAGTCTTGTCGAGAAATTCCATAGGGTTCGGTGGGTTGAACTTTTTAACCCAGTCATTAAAGTCTATATATACAGAATCTGTGTCAATTGCGATCACATAATCTTTTTTATTATTAAGTAACTTATTCAGTTCGGTATTCACCGCGCGTTCAGCAAGACGAATAGAATATTGACCAGTAAGTGTAATAGCTTCGGCTAATCGTATATCAAAATATCTGAAGTATTGAGAACCGAGTGCACCATACATGCTGTTCATAAGAATTTTAATAGCCATCTGCTTGTTATGTAATTGACTAATTTCTTTTTCAAGTTCGAATGTAGGAGTTTTTTGATAATCAGATTCAGCCGCTAACATAATCTTTTTAATAGCCGCACGTTCGTCATAATAATCTATAATGATTTCTGGTAGGAATCCGCGCTTTTCTTTAGAGTATAGAGTACCGTTAATAGTATTACAATATTCAGGATGAGGCGGTATATCATTCTCAAGAAAATTATCAACGCCATCACGATATCGTTCATTTGTTATTAGAGTTTCTGGACTGATATTATACTGAACAATAATGTTAGGATACAATGAGTTCAAATCGAAAGATGCTACATTATCATAAAGACCAGGTACCGGATCCTTGACGTACCCACCCGCGAATTTACCTTTTGATTTAGTATCATTAGGCGGAACTATAATATTCTGATTATTTAGTTTACGGTATATGATTGAATCCCAGATCGCGGTGGTACCAAAAGTATCGGTATAATTAACACCGGCCTTATAAGCAATCGTCATAGCCAAGGCAATCAATTCCATCTTTTCATCTATGCGCTGGACGAGTTGAACATCTTTAATATTATAATCAATGAACTTTTGATAATCATTTAGATACAACGAATGTAATGAACCATGTTCTTCGTAGGATAATTTCTTTTCGCCAAGGACTACACTTGAAATGTGATCAAGGGAATATGATTCTTGTGGGCCGTACGAATAACCGAACTTAGTAAAGAGTTTCCAATAATCAAGAGTTTGAATACCAACTAATTCATATTTCTGCTGTTCACGATTAAATTTAGTTACTGTCTGAGCTTGTACAATACCCCACGGTGAGAACAATTTAGTATCTTCTTCACCAAAGATTTTACATACACGATTAATAAGGTAAGGTATATCAAAGAATTCTATGTTCCAGCCCGTCAATACGTCAGGTGTATGATTAGGATTATTCCACCAATTAATAAACTTTGTTAATAGATCTAATTCAGATTTACATTTAACATAACGGAATGTATCAGGTTCTAGGTCGCACTTAGATATATCGTAATCGCCTAAGCCCCAGATGTAATACATACCATCGTTACTAGTTCTGGCCGCTATACTAATTACTTCGTCATTTGCTGTCTCAGGATAAGGGAAACCGTTAGCCGAAGCAACCTCGATATCAAAGATCATAATATTGATTTTATCTTTATCGAATTTTATATCGCCAGGAAAACGTTTAGTATTAAATTGATGTACGTAATTTGTAGTGCCGTGGATATCCCAAACATCTTTATACTGGTCGATCCAACCTTTTGCGTCACGCATAGAATTAAAATCTTTAGGCTTGAGATTATGGCCCATCAAAGATTTATACTGCGAAGGTTCAGAAGAATTATAGAATAGTCGGGGTTTAAATTTTATTTTTTCTGATACCGCATTACCATTGGCATCGTATCCACGATAAAGGATATTGTTTGAGTATCGATTTACCGATGTATAGAAATTAGACATTGTCACCTCGTGTTCATATTATAGTTTATTATATCATATATCTAACGTAATGTAAATAGTTTTAGGAATTAAATTTCTATTAGCGCCATTATTCCTGGGGCGATACTACCCTTGTGCGCGCACGTGTAGAAGAAATATTTCGGATTAATATTCTCTTTCATGTATCCCGCTTCTTTAAAAGCTCGTCTGACATCTTGTAGTTCTATATTATCAAATACCACATACTTTGGTTTAATGATATCAATATAAGATATATCAATGACAACCTTATCATACGAATGGGATCCGTCAATGAA